GGTTGGCAACGGCGTTGCCGGTGATCCACGAGCAGGAGAGGTTCGTGAGACCCTTGGTCCAGTCGTACCACTGACGGACGGCGAAAGCGAAGCCCGAGTCGGGTTCGATAGCCACTTCCTGGAGACCGCCGCCCGTGCTGATCTGGGCCGGCGTACGGGTCACGATGACATGGCCGCCGCGAGCCGACGCGATACCGTTCAGGTGTTCACCGGCAGGGGCAGAACCCCAGGTATTGATTTCGTAGACGTCGATGCCATGGAGGCGACCGACCTTGCCGTCGCGGATCGGGCCAGTGTCACCGATCGAGAGGTACTGACTGACCGTCGGGTCCTGCAGGAGGTTGCCGAAGGCGTCAGGGGTGAGCAGCAGGGAGCGGCCGTCCATCTGGATGTTGGCCTTGGTCATCTGCGTGGCTCCGGCGGCGATGGCCTGGCGGTTGAAGCCAGCCTTGTTGCCGGAGTAGAACGGGGTGGCCGGGTAAGCGGCAGCGGTCGTCTGAGCGATGGAGGCGTCGAAGAGGGACTTGACGACGGCGTTGCTCATCTGCGGAAGGAACGAGTTCTTCAGCATCTGGACGGTGATGGTGGAGGCCTCGGTGTCGGTGAAGGACGTCATCACATAGTTGTGATTGGCGAGCGTCACGGCGACGTCGGTGGCGGTAGCGTCAGAGGCCACGAAGCCGGTGGAGCGGTCGTAGGTCTGGGCGGTGAAGAGATTACCGAAGCGGCTGTGGACGACCTGGCCCTTTTCGGCCACGGCGTACGAGAAGTCCGTGGTGAAGATCTTGTCGATCGGGGCGAGGAGGGGCGTCAGGGCGCGGATGGTCTCCGGGATGGTGAACTGGGGCGCGAGGCCCTGGTTGAGAACAGAATTGCTCATGGTTTTAGGTTAGGGATTGGTAGGGAAATTATTTGACGCCGAGATGGGCAAGAATCGCGGAGCGGTTCTTGTTGTAGATTTCCATCTTCTTGGCGGGGTCCTTTTCTTCGCAGTAGGACTTCCAGAGGTCGGCGCCGGTCTGCGCAGCAGGAGCGTCAGCAGGGGAACCTTCGACAGGCTTCACGCCGACGGAGGCCGCAATCTTAGCGGCGACCTTGCCGACGCTTTCGATCTGCTTGGTGGCCTCGGCCTTCAGGGCTTCGGATGCGGCGAGGGACTTGGTGAGTTCTTCGACCTTGGCGACGGCGGCGTCGCGCTCGCCGATGACGGCGGCAGAGGCTTCGAACTTTTCGGCCAGGGCGGCGTACTCGGCGGAGAGCGTTTCATTCTTCGCCTTGAGTTCGCTCATCTCTTTCGCCATCGCTTCGGCTTCGCCAGACTTGCTGGTGAAAGCGGCCTTGAGGGCCTTCAGGGATTCTTCGAGAGTCATGTCTGCTGGGAGTTGAACCTACGCGGCAGTCAAGCGACGCCTCGGGACTTGTGACGCTTGGCTCCGGATTTATCGGAACCTTCGTCGGTCTCGACGGCCTTCTCGGCGGAGTCCGCATGGCCTTCCGATTCCTCCAGGGTGTCGGGGTGGACGCACTTATAGCCGGCGTCTTCGTAGGCCTTCGTACAGGCCTCGTCATTCTCGATGATGTGGCTGATCTTGCCGGACTTCTCCTCGATGTGCTTGGCCTTCTCGACCTTGTACTCTGGGGTGGGGTGGGCTTCGTCGGCCTTCATGTGCAGGGCTTCGTGCTTGATGCCGTGCTTCTTCAGGTAAGCAGCGGTCTCGGCGCGACGGGACTCATGGCGGCCGGTGACGACGTGGACCATGTAGCCGGCGGCGCTGGCCTTCTCCAGGTGGCTGGCGACAGCCTTGTCGAGCATGTCGGAATCGTCGACGCGGATCGTGCCATCAAAGTCGGAGACGATGCAACGGCCTTCGGCCTTGGCCTCGGAGCCTTCTTCTCCCTCTTCGCCTTCTTCGCCTTCCTCGTCCATCTTGACGGGCAGACGGCCGGCATCGGGAGCAGGGGACTTGCCGTCGTTCTTTTCGTCTTCCTCGTCTTCGTCTTCGTCATCCTCGGCGCTGGCCTTGGGCTTCAGGGACGAAAGGGCGACGCCTTGCAGCGCACGATGGCCGGCGAAACGATGCATCTCGGCTTCGCCTTCCTCGGCCTCTTCGGTTTCCTCTTCGCGCTCGTCGTTCTCTTCGTCGGCTTCCATCTGCATGGCGACGGCCGCGTCGAGGGATTCCATCATCTCGTCGAAGCCGTTGACCAGGGCGGTCACAAGGCCGGCTTCGGCGGCTTTCTTGCCCGAGAAGGTCTGGCCTTCCAGGGACGCGTCGTCGACGAACTCGCGGACGCTCTTAACGGCGGCCTTGAAGTCGCCGTGAATCTCGTTGACCTCGTCCTGCAGCATCTTGCGCTGGTTGCCGTCGAGGGACGTTCCGGCGATGCCGGCTCCCTTGAACAGGCCGGACTTAATCACGTCCATCTTCACGCCTTCCATCTCGTAGGCCTTCGACATGTCCGGATAGGCGATGTAGACGCCTACGGAACCCACGGTGGCCGACGGCGTCGAGTAGAAGGACGATGCCTGACTCCCGATCCAGTAAGCGGCCGAGCAGCATTCCGAGGCCGTGAAGGAGATGACCTCCTTCTTGCAGTTCTTGATGCGGTTCGCCAGTTCGGGGACGCCGACGGACGTGCCGCCAGGGCTGTCGATGTCCAGGATGATGGTCTTGATGCTCTCGTCGCGCTCGCAGTCCTCGATCATCTCCTCGACGTCATGGATGTCGCAGGCGCCGCACATGCTTTCCAGTTCCGACAGGTTCTTGCCGATGCAGCCCTTGACGGGAATCACGGCGAAGGGCGGGAACTTTTCGAGCGTGGGCTTCGCGCCGAAGATGGCCTCGAGCATCTCGCCCATGTCCGACATCTTGGCCGAAAGGGGGATGTCGACGGTGGCGCAGCGTTCCAGGAACGACTGGGCGGCCGAAGGTTTGATGAGCAGCGGACGCTGGCTCTTGAAGTCTTTGGATAGGGAACGCATTTTGAAAGGGGGTCAGGGGTTGCCTTCTTTGAACAGGGGTTCGAAATCCTTGCCGACGGGATGCTCGTCGTGGGCCGCGGCCGACTGGTCGATGTCGGTCGTGGGGTTGCCGTTCGGCTGGTAAAGCATCGAGACCGGGACGTTGAACTCCTTCGCCGTGTCGATGATCATGCGCGCGTCGGAGGCTCGACGGCGGATTTCCTCGCGAGGGTCCATGCCGAGTTCGGCGTAATGGTCGGAGAGCGTCTTCAGGCCCATCTCGATGTCTCGCTGATTGGCTGCGGCCTCGCGGCCGGCGTCGACGGTCACGCGGCGAGGCATGACCCAGTTGACCTTGTGGAAGTTGTCGTTCGGAGGCAGTTCGCCGTTGGCGATGGCCGTGCCGATGACGTAGCCCCAGATGGGCGTGAACATCCGCGTCGACATCATGTCCTGGCGGTTGCTGATCGTGCGGTCGAACTTGGCGGTCGTCAGACGGGCGCCGGCTCCGCCGATCTTCTCGGGGTTGTAGAAGCCGTAGGGCTGGATGCCGGCCGTGCTGTCGCGCTCGAGATACTCGATGGCGCCGATGACGTTCGGGCTGGGGCGGGTGCTTTCTACCATCTTGAGGTCCTCGCCGGGCGCCAGGGTGACGGTCTTGCCGCCGATGAAGGAGCCGACCTGATCGGGATTGTCGTAGACGCCCTGCGGGTAGTCCTGCGGACGCATGCCGAAGGCTTCGAAGTCTGCTGCCGAGCCGTCGAACTGAGGGTTCTCGCGGGTCACGGTTCGTACCACGTCCCCTGCCACCTTCATGGCGACCTTCTCGAGACTGATGATCTCCAGGATGTCGATGAGGTTATTGATCGAATGTTGCATCGGGCTGTAGGCGCGCGCGCCGCTCACGGTCTCGGGATGGTAGACGTGCAGCATCGAGTTCGCCGGCACCAGTCGGTTGTCGCCGTTGGAGAGCAGGACCTGATAGCCCGTCACGGCCCCCACGCGGTTGAACATCACTCCGTCGAAGCAGCCTTCGGGGACGCCGCCGGCGGACTGAGACGTGCCGACGCGATGGCTCTCGATGAGTTGGATGAGCGCCGAACGGTCGGGAGCGTACGTCTTGAGGACGAACATCTCGCCGTCGACGTCCACCTTGCGGCAGGTGATCTGCTGACATTCCCAGAAATTGAAGCGGCCGGTGACTTCGCAAGGGCGGTTCGCCCAGTCCAGGAAGTAGCGCTCGGCCAGCAAATCCCAGACGGTGTCGCCGCTGTTGGCTTGAGGACGCGCCCCGGAGCCGATAGCGTAAGTCACGTTGTCCGCGATCATCTGGCGGACCAGGCCGGCGTTGACCGACAGCCAACGCATCTTGCGCGTCAGTTCGTTGCGGTCGAACGTCGACATCGTCCGCTTCATGTCCGCCGGCCAAGGGGTGTTAACCCACTGGCGCTTCGGCGTCATCTTCGCGGCTTCGAACTGCGACCAGACTCCGCCGCCGCCGGCTCCGCCCATGTCGGCCTTGGCCTTCAGGCCTTTACGCTTGGCGTAGGCCTTGACGTCTCGGACGGCCTTGCGGACGGCCTTCTTCAGATTCGGCTTCTTGGGGACGGACATAAAGTCTTAGAGGCCTCGGAAGTTCCAGAGGCCGTTGTAAATGCGGACGCGGTCGATGGCGCCGTACTGCTCAGGGTCCTTGATTTGGAGCGCGTAGCGGCACTCGATGAGGACCGTCTGCACGTCCATCGGCCACTGCTTCCCCACGGACGTGCCAGAGTCTGAATAATTCATCATGACGCGGCCCGCGGCCAGTTGTTCGGCTGCCTTGTCCGCGATCGCTTCGATCCGGGCTTGGGAAAGGATGAGGAAACAGCCAGTTGCACGACTTGCCATGAACCTACGCGGCAGTCAAAAACAGGCCTCGGCAGGACCACTCTAGGGAGTGACTTGCGGCGAGGTGCCACTTCCGACAAACCCATGCCCGAATCCGAGGAAGCGCATGGATAGGGTGAAAGCGTCGGGGCCGTTGTCAAGTTTGGCCTTCCTCCGCCGGCTGTTCGTCCGCCACCATCTGCTCCGCCCT